CCGACTGGCGATATCAAATATATGAAAAGTAAAATCATCCTCCTAGTTGTAGCAGCGCTTAGCGTTGCCTTTGTTTCTTGCGCTGTGTCTACCCCTTGGGGCGGCATTAGCGTAGAGCCCGCAGGTAGTCTTGACATCAACGTAGAATAAAATGGCTGAAGCACTTACATGGCTAAGTGAGAACAAAGGCGAAGTTATTGGTATCCTTACGGGTATTGTTACTGTTGCCAGTCTCGTAGCCACAATGACCCCTAACGAAAGCGATAACAAATGGGTAGAGCGTGCTAGTAAAGTTGTTAGCTGGCTTGCCCTGAACATCGGAAAAGCTAAGAGTAATGGCTAAGATATGTCCTAAAGGCATTGCTTGGGCAAAGCGGACATTTGATAAATACCCGTCCGCATACGCTAACATGGCGGCGTCCAAGTATTGCAAAGACCCTAACTATGGTAAGGGTAAAAAAAGAAAGTCCCTTAAGATTAAAAAGAAACGATAATGGGAGAGTTAGCAAAGTGGCGCAAACAAAACTGGGTCCGAATCGGAACGGATGGGAAGATTAAAGGACCTTGCGGCACCTCCAAAAATAAGAAGAACCCTGACAGATGTTTACCTATGGCTAAAGCAAGAAGACTGACAATTAAGCAAAGAGCGACTACAGCTAAGAAGAAAAAGAAAGCTGGCTCTAAAGGAAAGCAATTCGTTGCCAACACAAAAGCGGCTAAGGTCCGCTCTAAAAAATACTGAAGCAACCATGGTTAAAACGCTAGTAAGTTTGCTAGTTGCATTTCCAAAACTTGCTGATTTGTTTTTTAAGGTTCGTGACGAGTATGAGAAAAAGATTAAGCAGCGCCGTCACGACGATAATGATAAGCGTATCAATCGTTGGGTGCACGACGATTAAGAAGAGTGAAATTCCGGGCTTTATTCAAAAGTTGGAGCAGCATTCTTTCTCTCTTGAAGAAAAAGAAACAATCGCTGAAATCCTCCACTACGTCAACGACCTTGAGTCCCGGTGACGTTGTTGGCATTTGTATTGGTCATTCTAGGGCAGAAGAACAAGGAGCTTGGAGCGTTGGGGGTGTGTCAGAATGGGCATTCAACGTGCGCGTAGGGGCGCTCCTGAAGCGTCACCTCTACGATATGGGTATCGCTTCTATTGTGTATGACGCCTACGAGGGAGGCTCCTATGGCTCCTCTATGCGTTGGCTATCTGACAGAATGCACAATGACGGTGTTACCCTTGCTCTAGAGCTGCACTTTAACTCAGCGTCTCCGACAGCAGAAGGCTGTGAGATGCTTTATTACCACAACTCAACCAGCGGCAAGAAACTCGCTGGGTGCCTCCAAGTGGAGGTAGTATCCGAATACAACAGCAAAAACAGAGGTATAAAAGCCCTTAAAAGATTTTCGCGGGGTGGGGGATTCTTGGTCAGAACCAAGTGCCCTGCCGTGGTGTGTGAGCC